CGTTCGATTTGGAACAAGAGACCTTTGAATTTTTCAACAGACCAACGACCATTAGAGTCAGTATCTAAGTCGAAAGTACCAGCAGTAGTAGTACCAACTTGAGCACCTGGCTTAGCAGTAGTGTAGATAGTACGTAGAACTTCGCGATTGATTTCAGCAAGGATCTCAGTAGAGAGAATGTTGCTCAATTCGCCTTCAGCGTCAAGACCATGAACTGATTTCAAGTCTTGTGCCAATTCAACAGTGTATTCTGCTTTCAAAGCACGAGTCTTTGCAGTAACAGAAGTCTTCTCGATTGAGAATGCCATTTGGTTGAAAGTAGTGCTATCACCCAAACCTTCAGCTGTCGTAGTAGTCATACCAACACCAGTAGTGTAAGTACCAGAAACTGGGTTAGAACCAGCATCAGCAGGAGAAGCAGCGCCAGCGAATGCAGTATTAGCTGCATTGAACAATGCTTCAGTACCACTTTGAGTGGAGTAGCGTGATTTCATTGCGAAGATCAAGCCAGTTGGTTGTGTCATTGGTTGTACACCGCAGATGTCATAAGCGATCATTTGTGGAGCAGCACGGCGAACCAAGCTGATCAATACTGGATCAAACTTAGCCATACCGCCAGTGTCAGGATAAGAACCAACAGCGTTAGCTGCAGTTGTTTCGAACAAGGCTTCTTGTTGTTTACCCATTTCGCGTTCTTGGTTTTCCAAAAGAACAGCAGTCACTTCTTTACGATAGTGATCTTTAATTGGAGCAACGGCTTCATGCTCAAGGATTGGTGCCCATTTCTTAAGAAGGGCTGCGCGATCGATATTACTCATTTTAGTAATTCCTTTAATTAGATTTTAAGTTTGTTGAGTTCGCTAAGATACTTCTTAACAGAAGGATCTACAGGTGCTTGCTCAGTTAGAGTTTCAATAGGGGTATCGCTAACTACTGATTTAACTTCAGTAATTGCTTTCTTACCACCAAAATAATTCTCACGAATTGTCTGCAATTTAGCAGTGAAAGTATCGATATCTTCATAAGATAATTCTTCTGCTAGAGCAGAGAATTTTTCAACTTCAGTGTCAGTCAAACCATCAGCTGATTCAGCGATAGCATTGATGCGTTTCTGTTCGTTTACTTGTTTAGACAATTCAATATTTTTCGCTACTTGATCATCAAGAGATTCTTTAACAGCATTCAGTTGTTCTTGTAGGTCTCCCAATACATCGAATTTCTCTTCAGGAATATCGATATAGTGTTCAGCAAACAAAGACTTCATACCTTCCATAAAGGATTCCATGATCTCAGACTTCATACCAGACTCAAGGGCTAACTCATTCTCTTGCACCCACTGCTCGACAATATAGCCGAGATATCCATCAACTTTTTCAACAAGACCCTCTTTAATACTCTCAATTTCTTCTGCTAATAGATTAGCGTAAGATTCTTCTAGAGTTGCTTTTTCGGCAGTAACACGAGCCAAAACAGCAGCTTCAAAAATTGTAGCAGCTTTGGTTTTGAACTCTTCAGAAAGTTCTTCACCAGAAAGCATTGCATCAATATCTTCTTTCATACCACTTAGGTGGCTTGCTTCAGGAGCAGTAGCATGAGCAGTAGCAATGTTTGCTTTCTTGCTTGCGTCTTCTGCGCCTTTCTGAGATGTAACAGCATTACGTGCATTGTTTGGCTCATCACCAGCAATAGTAGTAACACCATCAGTGCTAATAGAAGGCTGTGGATCAGATCCAGCTGAATTGCCTTTTACTTTACCAGCATTATCTGGTGTAGCACCCATTTCTTTTACTTCTTCATTAACTGTGCCAGATTGTTTCGCTTTTGATTCAGCTAACATCTGAGCAATTTTTTGTTCGATTGACATCGTTATCTCCTGTAACTGGATAGTTCTATGTAAATATTTATTATTTATCTGATTTTACTCAGAAAATTTTGGAAGGCAATAATCTTTGCTTCCTCTAACTTAGTAGAAGAAGCACTTCTGATAAACTTTTTTGCTTCCTCGATATTTTTTTCCACAAACTTTCCATCAACGAATGCCCATTCTTTGTTTTCCATAATGCCTCTTACGAAAGCATCAGGAGCAGATGGGTCAGCTACAATATCTGCAGCTGTAGACAACATAAAGTCATCTTGAACAACCTGAACACCCTCATTATTAGTTTTGAGTGAACCCATTGCTCGACTAGATACGCCAAGATTAGCACCACCATCAAGAAGACCACGAGCGATCATTCCCATTGGGGTTTCTAAAATCTTTGCTTTACCAATATAGTTCGTGCCTTCTTTACGTAGATCTACAATCAAGTGTGATACACGATCTAAGTTAATAGATGGTGTATCTGGATGACCGAGTTCACCATAAGCACGATTTTTTGCAACATACTCTGTCATGTAACGTCCGACTTCTTTGTCCATAATACCTTCTTGGTACATGCGCTTGTTGCGGTTTACAATCTCAGATTGAAGGAATACACCTTCAATAAAATAATTCTTCTTGCCACCAACTTTTTCTTCTATGAATGTGGAAGTTTGTTCGAGGACTTCTCTAATTAGTTTCATGGTAATACTCCTGGGCTACCAGATTTGGAATTTGGTCCAACAACAGTTGGATCATCGTATGCGCCATATACAACATCTTCAACTTTAGTGCTCCAACCTGCAATTTTACGTAATGTCATATATCCTGTTACTGCAGCAGTACCGATAGTAAATACTAAGTCAGAAGTGTTACCAACTGAATCAGAGAAACCATTTGAAATAAACTCCAACTCAATAACAGCACCTGGAGATCCAGCGAAAACTGTAATACCACCTCTTGTGATTGTTAAGTTAGAGTTAGTAAGTCCCGATGCAATAATGCGCACCATATTTACTGTTGGTGTGTCAGAGTTACGAGCCTGAGCTGCTGCGCCAATGTTAGCGATAGTAATTGTGCCAGTATCACCAGATCCACCAGAAAACTTAATAATAGTTTCTTGGTTAGTATTTCTAAGTGTATCAAATCTAATAGCAGCCATTTATTATACCTTATCTGGTGAACCACTCATGGTGGTAGAAGCACCAACTCTAGTAGGATCATCATATGCACCATAAATAGCATTTTCAACTTTAGTATCCCAACCAGCGAGTTTACGTAGGACTAGAAACCCAGAAACATCTTTTGCTGCACCATTAGTAATGACAATATCAAAAGTATTGTCATTAGATACTGGAACACCAAACATATTAAATTCAAGAGCCAATGCATTTTCTGGTGCGCATACTAAAACAATTTTACTGTTACGGAGAATTGAAACTTTAGATCCCAACTCACCACTAATAGAATATTTTGCAATATTAACTGCAGGTGTATCAGAATTTCTTGTTTGAGTAGATGCAGTCAAGTTGGCAATAGTAATCGTGCCAGACTCTGCTGCAGAAGAAGTGAAGTGAATCACTGTTTCCTGATTAGTATTCTTAAGCGTAGTGATAGTCATTGCCATCGATTAATCCCCAAGTCCTTTTATAATTTTTATGAAATTGGATTTGCTTTCGCGCATGTACTCAACAATCTCATTCTTATCTTGTAATAAACTATTTAGGTATTCTTGTGTAGACTCATCTATTGCAACAATAGAATTATCATTTAATGTATATTGTAGTTTACCTTTAAACTCTGATGTTCTGGATTCTTTAATCGCAGTTACAACTGGGTCAATAGTAAACACATTGGAAGAGGCAAGTTCGATATATGAATCAATAAGTTTATCAGTAATTTTTTCGATGTCGTGATATTCTCTTATGTAGCTTGCAATTTTTTCTTTTGGTATAGTAGTGTCAATATTTTCTAACAAGTCAATATTTTTAATTGTTTGTTTAGCGTATTGTCTTGCCTCTTCCAATGTATTTACTTTATAATCAACTTTTTTCCCATCAATGATAATATCTAATCCTTCAGTAATTTCTATGCCATGTTCATATAATGAATATGATGCGACAAGTCCAGATTTCTCTAAGACTTGTTTGCGTAGTGAACCAAAAGATTTAGACATGTTATTCTTCTGTTGGGGTTTCTTCTTGTTCTTCTTTGTCAATTTGTTGAGTCTTGAACATATTTTGTGCAAGTTCATCTCTCATGGCATCCAACTTTTCAGCTACTTTATTAACCATTACTGTGTTAAATGCAGAATCAACTTCAGTTGCGCTGCCTGCTTCAATAGCATCGATCAAATCACGTGTACTCATTTTTTAGCTCCTTGTTGTTCGCCAGTATCCATATAACCAGCTTTATCTATTTGTTGCATTGATGCAACTTGTTGGACACCTTGCATCATACCCTGTTGTTGAGCATTACTCAACTGATAATCATCCTCTTTAGATATTTGTTTTTCAAGAGTCTCAATCTGTTCTTCGGACATACGAAGAACATTCTTCTTAACCCAATCTACTGAATAGAATTTACCAATATATGGTTCAATTTGCTGTAGCATTTGAATTCTATTTTGTAGTAGCTCGGCTTCTTTAAGTTCGTTAAACGCATTATCTTTCATAAAGTCGTAGCGGATATCTCTCTTGATATCATCCCACTCGTCTTCACGAATAATGCCTTTAGCAATAAGTTGAATCTTCAAAGCATCATTAAATATGCCAGTAAATCTTTTACGCAATCTGGCAATATACTTTGTAAACTTCAACTCATCTCGACTAATCTCAGAAGCACGACCTAGCTGGAAACCATCGCCAGACTTTAATCGACTTGTTGGCACATTAAGTGCCTGATATAATTTTTCTTGGAAGTATTGGATGTCTTGGATTTCACCAAGGTTTTGACCACCTGGAAGTGTAGTAATTTCAGTACCTTTACCACCTTCGCGACGAGGCATCCAAAAATCTTCAAGCATTGATAGAAACTTACGATCGTCACGGACTTCGCCAGTGTTGGCATCGTAGACTACCTTATTACGATAACGATTCATTAAATCATTAACATATTGTTCTGCTTTAATCTTTGGCAGATTACCCACGTCAACATAAAATATTCTGCGTTCAGGCGCACGAGAGATACGATAGATAACAACAGCATCTTCGATCATCTTAAGTTGATTAACAGGTTTAATTGCCTTATGCAAATAAGACAACATCATACCAGTGTTCAAATCAACCATTCCCGAACCACAGTATAACACAGAGTCAAGACTTAGTCTAATACCCTGAGTCGTAGATTGTGTAATTCCTTTGTCGTTGTAGATATAATATTCTTCAATACCAACTACTACTTCAACACCTTTTTTATCTTTATCTTTTTTAACATTCTTAATGCGACGAATTTTACGTGGGTCGATTGGTCTTAACTCAACGATACCTTCACGTGGTTTCTTCTCATCAATAAGAATATGGAAATTTAATCTTCCATCAATATACCATTGACGAAAAATATCATGTCCTTTTTCGCTAAACTTTAGCAAGCCCAAAACATTATTAAATTCTTCTCGTATCTTTTTCTTGATACCATCAGAAACTTTAACATCATCGGCTACAATTTTAACAGCTTCAACATCTTCTTCAACAACAATTGCTTCGTTTACAATATCATCAATTGCAGTATCACAATCTGGATATTGTGCAACTTCACGATAACGACGGATTAGGTCGTTTTCGTTTTTAACATTACCTTCCATGTCAACAACTAGGGAATAATATGCCCCAGCATTGACTGACGATGTTACCGTAGAACCATCGTCAGGAGAAGGCATTACCACTGAAGGTAACTGCTTCTCCTGTTTGCGTTTAATTTCAAAACCGAATAACTCAGCCATTATATATCCTCAATAATAAAAATCTAATCCCGTAGGATTAGATTGGGAATGTGCCAACTGGTGTATTAACCGCAACACTAACACCGAAGCCAGAGCCTGATGTAGATGTATCGGAAGTCCAGTAGTTGTATTGGAATGTCACATCAAATGTTTCAATTTGGTTAGTTGTTTCAAAATCCAATCCAATTGCTCCAACAGAGATTGGGTATGCATCAATAAACTTGTATGTCTTAACAGAAGCTCCGTTACGATCTAATTGATTACAAGCCATATCAACCTGATAGTCGCGTGGGTTAACACGACCATTAGTTCCTACGTTGTTTTGAATGCCGTTTGACCAGCTTTCAAAAGCATTGCGGATGTTGAAGTTAGTATCGTTATAGATTGTTACACTCCACTGTTCGAAAGTACGTTCGCCAGCCAAATTAATTTGACGACCACGATACTGCATAGCAATGTTTTCGATTGTAGATGAAGGTAGAGTTGTTGCTTTACATAGGAATTGACCTTGTAAACCAGCAACTGCGCCTAGTGTTACGAACGATGGGAATGATAAGTCTACACGGAACTGATTAGGGCGAGCACCGCCTCCAATCAGTTGCGCTTTAAAGTCAGCAATATTTGCCATTTGTTATCTCCTTTATATCTCTATTTAGTTGATTAACCACCAATCTCGCTGAAGTTCGCAGAAGAGCGAGCAGCAACAAAATTGAGAGTAATAAAGTTGATAGAGCGATTTGGCTTAATAAAGATATCAGCCACGAATTGGTTGCTATCGATAACTTGACCAGTGTTATTAGTATCATCGCACTTAACACGGAAGTCGATAATACCACGACGACCTTGAACATCACGGAGGAATGGTTCAACTAAGTTAACGAATTGAGCACGAGTAAACGAATCGTTAAATTCGAACAACTGGAATTTAGCAGCAGTCGCAATCGCTTTCTCTAGAACGATAAACAAACGACGCACGTTGATACGATCAAATGCGCTTGGTTTAGTCTGAAGAGTCTTGTCACCATAAAGGATAATACCTTGACCTGGGAAAGAAACAACTGGATTGATACCAGCTTTGTATAGAGTGTCGCGATTAGTTTTGTCTGGGTTATGAGCCAAGCGAACAATGTTTTTAATTGTTCCACGATTATAACCACCTGGACTCCACCATGGATCATTAGTGTTATCTGTACGAGCACACAAACCAGCAACGTCAGCATTCAATGGAATGTAACGATACTTGTCATTGTAACGATCATACTGATATTTGTAACCAGAATCCATAACACCATAAGAGTGAATAGTATTCATTGCGTTACGGTAAGCAATTAACTTATCAGTGTCTGTTGACGCATTACCGATAATTGGTGTACCATCAGCAACAGATTGTGGAGAAACAAAAGCGATACAATCAGCACGAGCCTGAGACATGTCAGCAATATATGCTGCATTAGTAGCACCCATTTTACCAGCGATAACTAAACTGATGTCATACAATTCTGCATTAGAGAATAGTGTATATGCTTCTAACTGATTGGCATCAGTCATTGTGAAGTCATCAACACCACCAGAAAGTGTATATCCAGTTGCAGCACCAGAAACTGCGTCAGTATATGTTACTTGACCAGTAGCATATGAACCCCAGTTAGTAACTGGGGAGACTGTTGCTGGATGATCCATCCACCAAATGTAGTTAGAATTGCTATTGATTACATTTTTGTAGTAATTGTTAGTTCCGTCTGGTTTCTTAGCATCACCTGCTTTAGAAACGAAAGCGAACTTCTCAAGAACAGTTCCTGGAGATCCAGATAAAACGCCAAGAGAATCGATAACGATAATGTGCATTTCATCTTTCAATGCACCAACACTTGTAGCGTATGTAGAAGTTCCTGGAGCAGAATCGAATTGTTGTTTATATGTCCAAGCGCTATATGTAGCATTGTCTGCGTAAGCAACTAAAATGCCGTTGCCAAGTGCGCCTGGATATTTCGCTGCCCATTCTCCATACAAACCTTGACCATCAGCAAAGTTTGCTAGATAGTGTTCAGAGTTTCTAATCTTGGTACCACTTTGAGTAATAGTTACACCAGTAACTAAAGCAGTAGTTCCTGAAGGAGGAGCGGCAACAGTGATAGCTGGGATAGCAGTATAACCAGAACCAGCATTAGTAATTGTGATACTAGTAACAGTTGAAGATCCAACAGTTGGTGTACCAAGTACACCACCAGAACCACCAGAAGAAGCAATTGCTACTGTTGGAACAACAGTGTAACCAGAACCACCAGTAACTGTAATTGATTGAATAATACCACCAGAAACAACAGCAATACCAGAAGCACCGCTACCAGTTGTATCACCAACACCACGTGTTACTGATACAGTAACAGCACCAGCAGTGTTAGAATAACCTGTACCACCACTAGAAACAGGAATAGAAGTAATGGCACCACCAGAAATTGTTACACTAGCAGTAGCTTGCTGACCACCAGTAACATCAGGTGCTCCAACAGTTACGGCTGGTGCGGCAGAAGTTGAGCTGTAACCAGAACCTGTTCCGACTACTGCAGTTGCCACGCCACCTGATTTTAGGTGTACGGCATTTTTAAGATTAGTAGCATCAGTGCGAACTGTCAACAAATTGTTTGTATAAGACAAAAAGTTAGCAGCTGAAAAGAATGAGATATAGTTGGAGTCATTTGGTTTACCAAAACGCTGAACCAAAACATTCTCTGATGAGACTGTAGATGGTTGCAGAACTGGACCCCAAGCAAAAGAACCTGCAAAAGCACCAACAGAAGAACTAACTGCTGGAACGATTGATGAAAAGTCTTTTTCTACGACTGCAACACCTGGACTAAGTTGAAAAGGCATTGTAATTCTCCTTGTTACATTAACATGTTATTTGTTTGTGCCATTTGAAGTTTAAGCATTCACTATATTATTTAGTATTTTAGAAGTTTAGAAGAACTGTTTCCTCTGAACCTTGTCCGTCTGCTATAAACCCAAATGGGGTTAATTCATTCTCAATGGCTTTAATTCTAGATCTATAAATTAAATCCCTAAGATTAATATCATTTAAATCTTTAAAATAAGG